TATTTCAAATCTTTTTGCGCACCACTAGTGTTTAAACCAACTTTGTTTGCATCAATCTTTTTATGTATGCGTTCTTTCCATATACCAAGCATACGAATAGATGCATCAATGCAACATTGGTCTTTCATAAACCTATTTCTTTAGCAAGCATGAATACTTCATCAGCCAAATCATCAAGTGTACTGTCATTGTACAGTACATGTTTAAACATGTGATTATCCATAGCGCGTTCACTTATGTGGTCATTGACTGCACTATGGTTGTGTCTGTTTATACGCCACACTTGTCCACCGCGTTCTTCAATCATGCGTGCTTCGTTAGGGAAGCGAACATCAGGGATAACAATGCGCTCATCAGTGTCAATCTGATTGAACAAACGCCATACCCAAACATCTTCATGGATTAACTTGCGACCAACTTCCGTACCCATAACTTGTAGTAGTCGGCGCACTTCATCTTTAGCCTTTGCTACTTCCCAACCGTACATAGTAACTATCTCGTTTAAACGATGACCGTCATGCAAGATGGGATTCAAAGCAACCAACGCTTCTCGTATGCCATCAGCGAACGCCATGCGTTTAAACTCATAGTTCAGTACGAGCAACTCAGCAACTGTGTCCTTGCCACTGCGGGCATAACCACTCAAACCAATAATCATTCCTGCTCCTCCTGATTTCTAATCTCAGCACGCGCTTCAGCACTACTGATAACACGCCTACGCCCACGCCATACAGGTGCTTCTCCACCCAATCTGTCTTGTAGTTTAGTAAGCGCACGCTTGACACGCTTACGCATTGCTTCCTCTGTTGTGCCGTATGATTCAGCAAGCGCACCAAATTCCATACCACCATTGGCATAGCGCATACGCAGCAAGTCCTGGTCTGTCTTGTTTAAACGGTCCAGTCCTGCTGCTACATCTGACAGCAGCGCAACGCGATTGCCACCTTCTGAAGGCTTGGAACTACGAGAAATATATTCACTGCTCATGTCAGGGGTATCAGTCCAGCCTTCATGAGTCCACACATCACGCAACAATTCATGAAGCACCTCATGTGTGTAGTAAAAACTATCGTTGATTGGTGAACGGGATAGATGCGAGCGCTCTTTGGCAACATACTTCTGCGCTTCATTGTAGAAAGTCTTGCGCAGTTTAAACTTTAGACTTTCTTCATCAGTCCACTGCTCTATCTTGTGCCAGTGTTCAAGCGCCCACAGCGCAAGGTGCTGGTACAAATCATCAGTGGTTACGATGCCACGGTGCATGCGATTGGCACGGGTTGCAACCTGCCTAGCCACACCATAAATAGTTTCCCAAACTTTATCTTGGCTATCCATCTTTTGGTTCTGCTTTCTCGTTCTTTAGTTTACGCATTGCCATTAACAAATCATCAACGGTTATGAGATAGCCCTTGCTTTTATTCGGTGGAATCTCGCAAGTAATCTCACGACCAAACTCCTTGATTGCATACAACACATGCGATGTAGGTACCATGAGTACGCCCTGCTCTAGTACAAACGCCCAGTAATCTGCCTCAGTTACCATCACACCCGATGGCTCCCAAGACTGTGACTTCATATACCAACACTCCACTTCTACATAGAGATTGTTAGTGACCCACCATTTTCTATCTCGCTTTACTTCTACCTTCTTGCCTTGGGTTAGTAGTTCTTCAACTAACTGTTCACCCTTGCGCCCGTATCCAAAGTCCAAATCAAATGATGAGTTCTTTGCCACTGTTTAAACACCTACTCGTTTGCGTAATCCCTCTGCTCCTTCAGCAAGGAACACATCGTTAACATCGCAGTTGTCAGGCATGAACACGGGGAATACATTGTCCAATTCTCGTGAGATAGTCTTAGCCATCTCTTTACCTGCGTTGTCACCATCACAAAACAACATAATCTTTTCCCAGTCAGCAAGGACACGGGAGTAAAACGGCTTCCAGTTGTTGGCTCCAGGAAGTCCAACGGCAGCGAACCCAACCTGCGTTGCGATGATTGTGTCTAGTTCACCTTCACAAATCACAAGCATGTCAGCATCTCTATCCAATGCTTGAACATTGAATATGTGTGTGCTTGCTCCTGGTCTTGATAGATACTTCGGACCACTATCGTTGTTTAAACTACGAAAGCGTATGTCAATTACGCCTGATGGAGTTAGATATGGGATAGCCAACTTACCAAGGTAAGGTTCATGCCCTGCTTCAGGATTCGCCACGAAGCCGAGGCGGAATATACGCGCCGTTTCCTCTGTTATACCGCGACTCGTTAGATACGGAAGCGCCTCGCCTAGGCTTTCTGCGTAGTTCTCCGTTGCTTTCGCCAGTAATTCCCTCTGCGATTTGGATAGCCTTGCCATAGTTAACGCCTTCTTTCTTCATGATGATTGAATAGACATCGCCAGCCATGTCACAGGCGAAGCATCTAAACCCACCAATATCAATGTTTAAACGAGCAGATTTTACATGGTCATTGTGGAAGGCGCAACGCACTGATTGCCACCCGCCACGGTTAGTTGCAATTACAAATCCGTAGTGTTCAAGTACTTTAACAATGTCATGCTTAGAGGTTTGCGAGGACATCACTGAGTTTCTGAACGACATACGCTTCACCAACTCCCTTGTTGCTTGCCTTGATAATCACCAGTGGGGTAGGTGCAACGGCTAGTCGTTTAGCAACTCGGTAGTTCTCTGCCTCAATCTCTGCCTCACGAATCCAACCACTCAAGTCAATGCGACCATCACGCCGTGGCGCTTTGGCTTCAACAACATAACTGCCATTGACTCCTGGAACGAACACATCGCCAACATCATTGCGACCTGCACGAGGCAAACGCTGTGCGTTTAAACCTTGCTCCATAAACCAATCGGTTAGGTCAATCTCCCACGCTGCGCCTCTACGCTTGTTGCTCTTTTGTAGACTCACGCTCTCTCCTTTCGGCTGCTTCTACTGCTGCCCAGTACAGGTTGTAGTAGGCATCATCAAATGAAAATCGTTTCATGTGCTTGGCAATCACACCAGTGTGGGCATGTACGGGTATGCCCGCAGCCTTGACCTTGCGGAAGAAGGCAATGTCCTCACCGATGAACTTCTCACCACGCTCGTTGTTCTCACCAAACCAGAAATCATCTGGAAACTTCTCGTTTAAACTCTTGAGTACGCTCTTGTGCATCATCACTAGACCCATGCCAGCGTTGTCAACCTTTACTATTTGGTTCTTAGGTAAAGGGTGGAGATAACTAATCTCATACTCGTTGCCAGTTTCATTAAAGATACATGGCATAGGTTGCATCAACGAACTTTCCATACCCTTGGATATGAAGTAGACACCACTAACTACGGGGCGTGCTACCTTGTCAGCCGTATCCCATAGAGTCTTGAGCATCTCTTTAGTTAACACAATGTCAGAGTCAATCCATAGCGCCCAGTCAGTGCCAACCTTTTGCCACATCTCTATGGCTGCTTGGCGTTGGCGTGCTATCTGATTGCCTTGTACACGCACCGCGTTATTAACTGGAACTCCAATGGCTGGTCCATGGATAATTGAATAGACCAAGCCTTCGGTAAACTTCCCATCGGTTGTGCCGTTGTCACACCAAATGATTGACAAGGTTTCTTTATTGCTGTGCGCCATGTTTAAACCTCACCTCTGATTTATCAAGAATGGTCATTGCATGTTCGGCTAAGTCTTTGTAGGACTCTGCCATGATTATCAATCGCTCTGCGATTTCTTCTCGGCACTCGTGTCCGTGGTCCTCCCTGAGATGAGTAGCAAGTTGCTCCACATAGTCAGCAAACTGGAGTGACTCAAGCCATGCTGCGGAAGGGTTGAAGATTTTGTTTGTCGCTTCATCAACCATTTCCACAAAGTTAGGAAGTTCATCTAGCAAACTATCCTTCAGTGCTTGTGGTATGTCCGACTTCGCTATCGCCTCCGCCACCATCTGTGGGGTTATTGACAGTTCCTCCATTAACGAGGGTTGTGTATTCCTCTTGAGTAACTTCTTTAAATCTGCCCGTTTCTTTCTCTTGCCAAACATAGGTTCTCCATCCAACTGTCCAAGTAAAGTTCTTAGGTAAAAACATCAACTGTGCTTTCATATCTGTAACCAGTGCCTTGGTTGGAACAACAACATCTTGACTGTCGTAGGTACCTACAAGTTCACCCATGTTTTCAGCAATCTTTAATTCCCAATCAGAATTCGTCATCAAATTCCTCGCTTTCGTAATCATCAAAATCAATAACAACATCAATGACAGCCATAGCAACAATGATTGCTACTGCCGTAAGTATTGCAAGCGAGGCAAGCATGGCAAGGATAAACTTCACGGTGCCACCAAGTCCTTAATCTGCATACTCGCAGGGTCGTAGGCAAGCCACACAGGGGTAGCGCCATTGGCATCGGCGGGTCCGTATCTATTCTTCACCGCACATACACCCATTGATGCAAGTTGTCCGTGTACGGTAAGTATCAGAGAAGGGGTCTGCGCAATTTTGCCATGCAACGCAGAGCGTGGCGGGCAAGGATTACCATTAACACCTTCACTTGTATGGTGGCAAACAACAACAGCAGCGCCAGTATCTCTAGCCCACCACTTGAGTTCACGCATGAGGGTGCGCAATCCGCCCCACTCATCTTGTCCATCAATGGTTACATCTACTGCGTTGTCAAGCACGATGAGTTCAACATCTCTACCTAAGCGCTCGCGGGCTGCAAGTACTGCATCCTCCACATCTTTAAGTGACGGTGCTGAATCAAACTCCCACATGATGTGGTCGGCAGGCTTGAGCATTTGTGCTGCCCATTCTCTGTCTGCTTCCATCATAGGTTCTACTTCGGCTTGTGTTCTACCAGTTAACATCGCAAGCAAACGCAAACTCATAGTGTGTGAGTGTGTATCTGCTGAGATATATAGCGTTGGTACTTGCACATGCACTGCAAGTGATAGAGCAAGTGTGGATTTACCAGCCCCTGGAGGACCAGCAATCATGCTTACCTCGCCCCGTCTAAACGCTATTTGCTGCTCAAGCAGAGAGCGCCACACTGTTGGCAGTGTCGCACCCCCTGCTGATGCAGTACGGATAGCGCGGGATAAGAGGCGCATTGTTTAAACAGTCACCTTGTTTTGGCAAGCCTGACCCTGTGGTTTAGGGCAAGCGTAGAACGCCTTGTATGGGCGACCAGTTGACTTAGCAATACCTGCTGGTACGAAGCGCATTGCTCCTGCACCGCATGCACAATCAGGTGCGCCTGCTGGTGCTGTTTGTACTGGGCGTGGTGCCACAGTTGTACCTTGTACTGGTACTGAGTTAGGGAAAGCATCCTTAACAACTGCCATACCTTCAACAGTTTTCTCAAGGTCAACAAGCGCAGCAAGGCGCTGTGTTAGTTGGTCAAGTAGTAAATCAAGTTCAGCACCATCGGTGGCACGAAGGTTAATCAACATGCCATCCTTCTTGGTCTTGAAGTTGATTTGGATTGGTGAGTTTTCACTCATTGTCATCTCCTAGTTCAGGGTATTTGTGGGATTCGGAACCATTAACTGCATAGCATGCGTGATTGACAGAACATGTACCGCACATAAATCCTGGCTGTGGGATAAATATGTTGTTGTCTACCGCAGTCTTAAAGCCCTTAACCTGTGAGGCTAAGCGCCGTTCAGTGTAGTGTGATAGGTCTACTGGCTCAGTTAACTCACCAGTACGAGCCATGAAGTACGCACCCTTGACAGGGCGAATACCCATAGCCTTCTCGCACATAATCGCGTATGTGCCTAGTTGGGTATAGGTAACTGGTGGCTTGCTTGAAGTCTTGATGTCAACGACTACAAGTTCCCCATCGGGAGAAACCATAAGTCGGTCAAGAAAGCCCTTCATCAGGACTCCACCAATTTCTACATTGAGTTCAGTTTCAATGGCTGCATCGCCACCTGATAGCAGGTATGGCTGGTACCCACTGTCTTGTCTAAACTGAATCCAAAAATCCACCATCTTGGGTCCGTTGTCCAACCACCATGATGCATCCTCTTTGTTGGGATACGCCTTAGTAGCCCTGCCACCAGCACGGAACGGCATGCCGTTGTCAGCAAGACGATAGTTCTCCTCCCACCGTGCAGCAAATACTGCAGTAGGGTCAAAGTTATCGGGATTAGTGTCATATATTTCTGTTGCCTCGTGTAGAGATTTACCCCCTACTAGCCAGTAGGATGGGTTCTCAGGCACTTTCTGTACGCGGGTAAGGTAGAACGACCAGCCACAGTTAAGCCATGTAGACATGGCGCTGTGGGAGATGTAACCTTTCCCAGTCTTTTCTTCAAGTGTCATACTTCTCCTTTGCAATAGAGGAGTTTACATGCACCTCGCTCCTCTATCCTGCGACACGCCGAGAGAACTACAAGGTTGTAATTAAAAAATCAGTATACTCCTGTTCGTGCAGAACGGGTTAAGTGTATGTGTCTGCTGAAGCGTAAGCGGAAGCAGAGCATAGTTAAGCATAGTTATCGTGGTATTCCAACCCATGCTTGCCCGTGTGGTTCAGTTCTTTTAAAAGTTAATTGCATCTTTGAAGATGGCGAAATTGTTTTGTGGTTTACAGAAGCAGAGTGTGCTTTGTGTGGCGCTGAGTTGACAGCCCCAACCCCACTTGATACGGTTTAAGCGCTACAGTATTTGGGGAAGTGCTGTAGTGCAGTAAAACTACATATCGGATAAATGCAAAAAAGCCCCCGCTCACCAAGATTTCTCTTGATGGCGGGGGTTCTTTTGTTTAAACTATATTAAGTTATTTTGTTCTGCCGAACTCTCCTGCGGAGGGGTCCAACCATTTCAATACAGGACCTAGGAAGCCTGCGAGAGCAGCCATCCCAAGTGTTTTGAAATCGGTTTCACCAGCGAGGTAGAGTGCGATTGCAGCAGATGCTGCAGCACGGAACCAGGTCAGCGAGATTTGCTTTAGTGTTTCCATTAGTTACCTTTCTTGCCATGTACTTTGCAGCAGGTACATACGGGTGCCAATATGACACCTTTTGCCACCTTCTTCTTGGGCGTTCCGCCAATGGCTTCAGCCACTATCTGCTTAGTTAGGCTTGGTTGATTTTTCCACCAGAACCAAGGGCTGGTATCACCAGCGAACTCTGGCTTGATGGAAACATGGAGGTGTTTCGTATGCGGATTTTTACCTGCATACTTTCGGTCACCTTGCTTTGCATATTTGCGGGACCAAATCTTTCCATTGAATATGAGATAGTCAACTCGGTCATCTTCTTTGAGGCGTTGAAAGATGTCTGCACAGTCAATGCCATTCTTTGGGTCATGGGTTAAGTCTACCGCAAGACCTGTGTTGTGGTCTGAGTCAGGGCTTTGTTTTAAATGTGCAATGGAAGGGAGTAACCCGTCTGAGGCTTTCTTCCGTAGGGGTGCAAGGGCAGTCGCCTGGCGTAGCATGGCAATGGCAGCAGGGCTGGCAGACTTGGCAACCTTGGGTTTCATCTTTCACTTCCTCAATACTTCTTTGACGAGTTCTGTTAGTAAGTCAACTTTTTCTTCAAGGTTATTTACCTTGTCTTTCAGACTTGACCCACCGTTGGGTTTGAGTTCCGACAGATAATGTTTAGTTAGATGCTTAACACCCATGGCTAGTGCGCCAACGAGGGTGGTTACGGACACGGCTAAAGCAGCCCAATCAGCAGGAGTCATGTTTCTATCCTTATATGTTTAAACGACAGTACGAGCGACAATCTGGAGAATTCCACCGTAACCAGAATAATTACCGTTAGGTGGTGTAGTGCGGGTGAAAGACACCTGCTCAATCACTGCTTCAATAGGTTCTCCGTCAGCAGTGAAATCTTGGATGATGATAGTTTCGCCTTGGGCTTCCATAGCCTCTAGCGCTTGGAGTCTACCGAGTGCATAGCCTTGGAATCCCATGATGTTCTTATTGCGGTCACGCTCCGAATCAAAACAAAAGACAGGGATTTGAATAACACGAGCGCGGGTAGGAGTAGGCAGAGCCTTAACAGAGTAACCATAAATAACAGCGCCAGTCGTGGCAGTTGTATCGTTACGATTGAGGCGGAATTTAAACTGCGCTTCCACGCCAACATCTGTAAAAACCGATGAGAGGTCGTAGTCATAATCAGTTGTACTCCCTTGCGTTACGGTACGGAAGGCTGTGTCTGCTCCGTTTTGAACACGGAAGATGTCAATGTCACCTTGCAGAGTTCCCTCAGTGCGTAGTTTCAAACGCTTCCATGCCTTGTTCTCAAGGGTTTCGTAACGGATAATACCTGTTGTGATTTCACCTGACTCAACAAGTTCAGTTGCATGCTCAATAAATAAACCATCACCGTTTACACAGAAAGCAATTCTGCCATCGCCAAGGTTTGCAACGCCTTCTACTTTACCCGTTGCACCTTCTGCATAAATATCTGTGGAGTATGCATAGGCACCATTTGTTAATGGCTGTGATAGGTCAACTCTGTAGACACCAGAGTAGCCACCAACACCAGAGTCAACACCAGCAATGATGAATCTGCTGTATGCGCTCATCTTGTAGATGCCAAGGTTTGATTCAAATATCAATGGTCCATAAGACAGGTCGCCAACTTCGTTGGCAATAGCAATTCGCAAGCCTCTGCTTGTACCCACAGCAACATAGGTACCTAGGTATCCAAGTAAGCCAGTAATGTTTTCTCCACTAGGCAGCGTGATTACGCTGGTCATAGTGTTTAAACTGCCATCATTGGCAACAGTAATCTTGTAGACATTGCCCTGCTCACCAGAGAATCCACCGATGTAGATAGCAGCGCCAGTTTCAGTTACAGCCCTGAAGGTGTAGCCAGTAGGCAGTGTGCTGCTTCCATTAACTGGAGTAAGTGTGCTGAGGTTGATTGATGAACCAGTGTTTCTGTTTATCTCATAAACAAATGTACTTTTATTTGTATCATGAAAGCCAAGAATAAAACGATTCTTTACATAGGCAATAGTTGCTGTTTGAGCATTGGATGTGTTGATTGCGTAGTCTTGGTGTAGTGCGGGAGAGTTTTGGTCAAATGAATAGCGCCATACTTTGGTAGGGGTAACCATCATCAAGTCATTACCACCCATGGCTACAGCGATAATGTTCTCAGTAAGTGAAGTGTTGTTGACAATAGTAGTTTTTGAGTAGTCACTTACCCTGATACGCACAACGCGTGCAGTTTCAGTAGATGCGTACTTGACCAGTATCAGATACTCAACGCCATCAATGATGGTATTAAATACACGGCTATCGCCAGTAAACGCTTCTTGTAGGAAGGTTCTGCGCAGTAGTGAGATTTGTCCTGGAGTCCAAGGGTTGATACCAACTGATGAACTAAAGCGAAAGCGTGCTTCTTCAAGGCTGCCAACGATTGGCTCTTGATAGGTGCTGCCTGCTCCAAGGTGGAACGATGACTGGCTTCTAATCCAGTAGCCAGAGCCAGAGAGTGACTGCTCGCCTGGGTCGCGTAGTTGGTCCACGCGGGCAGTTCTAAACTCTGCAGTCTGACGGCGATAAGGAGTGTTGTCTGTTATCGCTGCAATGAATGGCATACCGCCAATAGCAAAATCAAACTTGTATGTGGTCGGGTCATAGTAGGTTGAGATGCGACCCGATAAGTCTATGATTACGCGTTCAGATATATCAGGTGGTCTGCTGTCTGCCATGCTTCTCCTTAAATACGAGTATTTCGGCTATGTCAATATGGTCATCTATGGTGCGATGTATGTCTGCTACTTCATAAAGCAGCATGGTTTAAACACTACTTAGAGATTGCTGCGATTTCATCAGCAGTCAAGCCGAGTGCTGCAAGTTTGGCTTCTGCTGCTGCCTTGGCTTCTGCCTTGGCTTGTGCTGCTGCTTCTTCTTCAGCCTTCTTTGCAGCATAGGCTGCTATCTCTGCTTCACGCTGTGCAATTTCCTCAGCAGTAAGTTCTACCTCTGTGGCTTCTCCAGTAGAGCAGTCTACGATTAGTTTGGTTAGCATTGTTTTCCTTTCTTAACTATTTGAAATTCCGTATATGGTTGCTGTTGAGTATTGCATAAAGTTGCCTGAACTTGGTGTTGCACTTATAGATGTAATAGCAGCACTATTAGACCACAACCCAGCAACCATGCCAACAATTTGGTCTTGTGCTGCACCTTCTGCAACAGTTTCTATAGACATTCTTTTATTATTTGATGATGTGTAATTTGTTATGTATACCATTGAATTGCTAAATGTACTTCCTGTTGAGGCATTAAAGTTTACCCACACTTCAACTTGACCCGTAACATTAGAATAAGCAACCCCATTATTATACTGAGCAAGGTATCTCCAAGAAGCATCTGCTGTTGAGCCATTAAAAGCCAACTTCATATTGTTCCAGTTTAATGAGCCATCACTTCTTGCTGAATAAAGAATACATAGGTCTGTATAAGTTTGTGGTATAGAAGTAAATGTTATTGTGCTTGCTCCACCACTTCCAACAGTAACGGTTGCTATAGGTGTATATCTACTTGGCATATTATCTCTCCTTACGCAGCCGTAATTCCATATAGAGTTATAGTACTGCCAGCGTTCATATAACCCTCATGAATTGTTACATCTATTCTTGATATTGCGTTAGCGTTGCGCCACATTCCAATATTCTGTCCAACATATTGCGACAAATTGTTTATTCTAGTAATCACACCTTTGTAAGTTGTTGAATTA